ATGAAACTTGCAGATGTGCCATTTTATATTGATATGATTTGCCAAGACCTTAGTTATGATGACTTTATGGAATACCATCAAGGGTTATTTGAAGGCATCTGTAATGATGAAGAAATATCTAAAAAATTTTCCACAATTACAAACTCACACCAAAAATTCATTGAAGTATTAAAAAACAATGAAGATTTTTGGGAATTTTTTGATGTCGGTTGCGCGAAGTGGGCTAGTAGTTTGGTTGTTATGGCTCATAGTCAATGTGATGATGTGCGAATGAGAGCGGCTAAAAATAACAAGTTAATTGCACATGAGTTAATGAATGATAAAAGTCCTGATGTTCGGGCTTCCTGTATATATGCTTCAACAAAGATTTCAGATGTACTTTTAAACGATACACATCACTATGTTCGTGCTGTAGTTGCTGTGAAAAGTGAAGAATATGGTTTGAAATTAATGAATGATTCTTCTGACTTTGTACGAGAGTGGTGTGCAAAATGGGAGGTGTGTGCTAGACAGTATGTAAATGACAAAAGTTTAAAAGTTAGATGGAATGCGCTGTATCAGCATAAAAATCTAGCTGAACTCTTTATCAACGATGAATCGGCTGATATTAAATTATTGTGTTTTGATATAGACAAATCTTTTGCATCAAAACTAAAAACTGACCTAGACTCTAAAATTCGCAAAAACGTGTTGGTTGAACTACCTGAAATGGCTGAATACTTCTTAAATGATGAAAGCGAAGATATTAGAAACTTAGCACTTAACAAGTTAAATTCAACCAAGTAATGCAAATAGCCTTTTAATTGAATTTTCTTATTTAATTTACAATTGGTTAGCTTCATTTTCCTAGATTAGCACATCGCGAATCTAGTACAGCCCTTAGAAAATTAATATTCTACCCTCAGCATTACATGACAAAGGCTTTTAAAACACTTATATATGCTGTTCTTGCTGAGATTCTTCTGATCGTTGAATAGTTTCTTGAATCTTAAGTAGAGCATTTTCAATATCGGTGAGCGACTTGGCATTACCACCACTCAGGGCTTGTCGCCATTTACGTGCACCTGGAAGATTTTGAAATAAACCTAAAATATGTCGAGTAATAATCGAAAGAGGCGCACCTTCGGCTAAACGTTTTTCGATATAAGGCATCATCTGTTGCATGATGTTAAATCGATCTGGCAAGTCTAAGTTCCAGAATTGTCCAAATTCCGCAAGTAAATAAGGATTATGATAGGCTTCACGACCAATCATGACGCCATCTACATATTGCAGGTGTTGTTGTGTTTCTTCAAAAGTCTTGATGCCACCGTTAATTTCAATGGTCAAATTTGGACGTTCACGTTTTAAACGATAGACATCTTCATAGCGTAATGGAGGAACTTCACGATTTTCCTTAGGTGATAAACCCTGCAAAATCGCAATGCGAGCATGTACTACAAAATGCGTACAACCAGTTGCAGCAATAGTATCTACAAAATGCAGCATTTCGTCATAAGACTGCATATCATCTATCCCAATCCGATGTTTGACTGTCACGGGAATACTGACAGTTTTTTGCATTTGATCAATACATTCAGCAACAAGGTTAGGTTCAGCCATTAGACATGCGCCAATTTTATTATTTTGGACACGATCGCTTGGACAGCCAATATTTAGATTGACTTCGTTATAGCCCCAATCTTCGGCCATTTTTGTGCAGGTTGCTAAATCTTGAGGGTTTGAACCACCGAGTTGTAAGACCAATGGATGCTCTTGTGAATTAAAATCTAAGTGGCGTTTAGCATCGCCATGAATAATCGCGCCTGTCGTTACCATTTCGGTATACAGCACAATATTGGGATTAAATAGTCGTGCAAAAAAACGATAGTCTCGGGTTGTCCAATCCATCATCGGCGCAACACTAATTCTGAAATTTTTAGTATTTTCAATTTTGTCTGATTTAATCATTAAAAATCATCCATATATGTTGATGTTGATACTAAATTATTTGCAACCATTCAGGCCTAATTTGCACCGTTTCAATTAGAATCTATACCACCTTTGAGCCATAAAGGCGCAAATTTTATGGTGTAAATTTTGCGGGTACTATACCACAATGAAAACTTAAGCATGGAACAATCCGTTATCGTGTGGAGATCAGAATTAATAAAAAGGATTTCCTGTATTTAAAGAAAGTCAGACATTTTTTACCAAGCGTTTGACTGGCTTTTAAATCGATAAGCATGAAGTAGAAATTGATAAAATCCAGAAATTTTATTTGAGTCAACCAAATTCGATGGGGATAAGATGGATAAATTAACCCATTTTTAACCCACAGAAAGCAAAAATGTAGTCAAACTATGTCGAATTGCATCGGACAAACAACCAAATAAAAAAGCCTTTAAGTATTGAACTTAAAGACTTTTTTATATTTCATCGGATTGCTCCGAATCGAATTTTGGTGGGGTGGCGGCAATTGAACTAAATTATAATTAATTGATTTACATAACATTAAATTTATAAAAATAAAAAGGGATACATATAGGGATACAAGCATCTATATTTTATATGTATTTATATGGCTTTAAGAAAATATCACAATACGAGTTCACCTCCTGAAATATCCACTAAACTGACCAACTAATCACTTACCAAATTAAAGGTCAAATACTCCCTATTAGATTTCAAATCTGGCTGGGGGTCGCCATCAATAGTAAATGTTTTTTCATTTTGAGTAAGTCCATAGATTACCACACGCATTGTTGAATCAATCCCATCAACAAAATGAGTAACCAGTCTGGCTGTAGTTTCGACCTGTGCTGCTTGTGCTGCAATTAAATCTTTACTACTCAATGGCTGAAAGTTGCCATACAACCGTGTGAACTCCTGCCATTCTGCTGGCAAAGGAAATCCATCCTCATCTCGTCCGCCCTCGCTGTATTTCTCGATAATACATAGTTTATCCATTGCGCCAATATTCATTAATACACCTCTTTAGTGATGTATGGATTCAATAACAAATCAAAAGCTCGATTGTTATTCAATGCCTGTTCTGCTTGCATAGATCGGTTTAAATAAAGGTCTGCACCTAATAACAGAATAGCGGACTTGATCGGTGCTGGTGCTTCTGCGGTCTTGATCCAGTCATCACCTAGAAAATTCTTAATGTGCTGCTCTGCACTATCCAGATAAATTTGAATCGTTGCATCATCAAAACTATGCAAGATTCTAAGATGCAGTTTCATTTCTGATAATTGAACTAAAGCCATTAAAATATCACCTCGTCATTTACGTCTAATTCTATGTTGGCCATTGCTCGGCCTAGTGCCATGATGGTTGCAACAATGCCGTCTATTTTCTCACTTGATTTCTTTTTGCTTGGTTTGGTGTTGCCTGCTGCATCCATTTCCACAACTGTATTGGCACACATCCAATTTAAAACTGGGTTATTTGGGTGCTGTAGGTCTCCATTGATTAACATGGTCTCAAGCTGTTTTGATGGTGATGACATGCTTCCATAACCCTGACCAAATCCAACAACTTCAAATCCATCTGCTTCAAGGTCTGTCATCAATTGGCTGGCGTTCCATCTATCAATTGCAATTTCCTTGATCTGGTACTTTTCCCCCAGCTCATGGATTTTTAATCGTATCGCTTGCTGATCCACTGCCTTTGAATCTGTTGCAATCAAGTATCCATTTTCCACCCATTGAGGATATGGAACCTTGTCTTTCCTAGATCGTTCCCAAATCTGCACCTGTGGAACAAAGAAATAAGGAACTACATAGAACTTCCCATCTATTGGAAAGCCTAGAACAAGGGCTGTAATGTCTTGCACGGATGAAAGGTCTAAACCTATGTAGCATGGTCGGCCTGTAAGATCGGGATAGGTTTCATTTTTGCAATCGTCCCATACTGCCGAACTTAGCCAACGGCTATCTGATTCAGTCCATTGATTCAGGTACAAACGCCTAAAAGTGTTTTCATACGCTGGCACCTGTTGCGCTTTTAAACATTCCTGTTCATAAAAACTTTGGTCTACAGTGTGGCCCATACTCGGACAAGCTGCTTTCCATACTTCTGGGTCTTTCCAATCTGCATCGTCTGGGGCTGCATAAATGCATGGTAAAAAAGTTGGGTCATCAATAATTCCATCCTGCACCTTTAACGCATAGTCCCAGATTTCATAGCAAATCGAATTTTTATTAAATCCTGCCGTGCTGGTGTAAAGAATCAAACTATTGTTTCGGGCCAGTGTGCCTGTAGTGAACACATCGACCAGCTCCCGATCATCAATACAGTGCAGCTCATCAATACCGCAATAATGCACATTTAAACCATGCTTGGTGCTGGCTGAACTCGATAGCACACGGTAAACACTGCCTGTATTCGGGACTAGGATAGAACGCTTATAAATCTCTGATCTGGCACTTAATTCAATTTCATTTTCAGTCATGGCCTTTGCAGCATTAAAACAAAGTGCTGCCTGATCCGTATCTGCTGCCACATTAAAACATTGCGCTGCTGGTTCATTTTCACAGTGTAAACAATACAGTGCTATGGCTGCTGCCAGCTCGGTTTTTCCTTGTTTACGGCTGATAAATAAAGCACTTTGGCGGTAGCGTCTTTTGTGATTATCCTTTCTACGCCATCCAAACAATTCTCGCAGATAATCAATCTGCCAATCTAAAAGCTCGAAAGGTTTGCCACGCCACTGACCTGTAGAATGAGTAAGGCATTCAGCAAAGAATCCAATAACTTTGTCGGCTTCATCTTCATCAAAATAATAGTTAGCTAAAGAATCTGGACTTGTCATTTTTCTTTCCTTTTTCTGGTGCAACTATTCCGCCTTTGCTGCTTGGCGTAAATCCGAACTCCTTAGCCATCAATCGCAGACTGTTAAAAATCCGCATGTCTGGAACTTCGCCACTTCTTCGGCTGTCAATGTATGCGCCCAATAAATCGCAGTAGGTCGCCAGTGGTTCAACGGTTGCAACATTCAGCAAATTATTAAGGGCCATCTGTGGGGCTAGTTTATTCCACTGGTGTAGGCCCTCACCTTGTAACCAATCTGGGGCAATGGTTTCTGCTGGTAAAAATTCAGGTTCGGCATCATTCAAAGGACGTTTTCCTGGATTGCCTGCAAGCTCTTTTAGTGCCGTTGGTTTTCTTGGGTTTGCCATTTTCTAAAATCCCTCAACTGCGTCCAGAAAAATGAGATTGGGTGGGCGGTGCTTCATCAAAAAGTTTTTCGTGATTTTTTGGCTTATTCCAATGATGGTGAGGGTCAAGTGGTCGACCATGCACATCACAACCCCAATTCACGCTCTTACCCATATCCTGTGCTGTTTTAATAGAGTGGCATTCATGGCAAAGCAACATCAGATTATCCAAGCTATTGTCATCACCATCATTGTTCATGTGGTCAACGTCTGTCCCTGATACTGTTAATCCACGTCTAATACATATCTGGCATATACCACTATCACGAGCAATTACAGCCTGTCTGATCTTCTGCCATAGTCGGCTATTCAATGGAATGGCTCGTTTCTTTGGCTTATATAGGCTGTGCTTCTTCATTTGCTCCCCCTGTATTTATACCAATAGGTAAATTCTCCAGCTCTCTGACTTCATCAATAGTCATCCATTTATTTTGCAATGCTGATTGATAGAATGCTGCACGGTTGGCATTGTCACCACGTAACAAGCCATCTAGGTTGTGTTCACAGTAGAAGGATGATGTTAGGCATGTGTTATTGATTGCCTGTTCCCACATAAGTAAATGACGCTTCAATGTTAGTGTTACGAACTGTCTAGCTAACTCCACACTGTTGGAGTAATTAGCATTATCCAGAACGCCTACAATAGTGGGCTGAATACGAAATAGTCTGCACACTTCTAATACACTGAACTGTCTGCTCTCAAGCCATTGACTATCAATCAAACTCATACTGACTGGTTTAAAACTTGCCCCACTCGGTAGGACTGGTGTAGTCCCATGATTCTTCACACCTGAATAGTTCTTTTTCCAGCTATCAGAAATATTTTGTGCTTGATCCTTTGTGGTGGTGGGTAGTGTTTCAATTACTCCATTCATTGAAGTCCCGTTATTAAAGGTATTCGTTCCGTGCTGTTGTTCAGATAATGAAAGGGCTATTGTGTCCTGTGCTACCTGTATCGGGCTTCGTCCTAAATATGGTGTGCTGTCGCTTGGGTGGTAACGTAAATGTAGGACCTCATCCTGTAATAGTCGTTTAGTGCTACCATCATGTAAAACAATGTCATATACCAAATTCCCATTATGATTGAGTAGGACAGTCACACTGTCTGGATGTAATGGAATTAATGCTTTAATCCCTCTGTTATCTCTCACAATTTCGGCATAGCCATTGCCACGTAAAAGAACATGACGCTGCAACATCTCTCTAAATTCCAGTGATGTTTGCCATCCGTTCGGCTTGTCATGGATTAACTTATATAACGGATGTTGCTTGGCTTTTTCTCTGCCTGTATCTGTCCGTTTATAGACTTCAAAAGGTAGGCTAGCTATCGTTTCAGATATTGCAGATATACAAGCATAAACAGTGCTAATACTCTCGGCTGTTTTGGCATTGACTAAAGGTGTATTTAGTACATTGGCAAAGTAAGTGTCATATGCTGGAGTATTATTTCTTTGCTCAAATTTCTTTCTTTGTCGTCTATTCATCGTAAGCATTCCAGATATTTTTTAGCATTGTTTAGTTTTATGGCTTTACGCTTTGATCGTAAATCTACGCTGGTCGCTTCATAGGCTGGGTCACTTGTTAGAGTGATTTCAAATAGATCAACGTCCAAAAGTTCACGACTGGTATTTGTCCAATTTTCTGACCGAACAATAAAACCAAAGCTGCATCCTGCAAGGTCGCCACGTTTCACCAACTCAGCTACATCATTCCCCAACGTTGTATTAGGTAGGTCAAGTTCAAATCTCAAGCCTTTTTCATCTTCTGAAAGTCGCAAGGTGTTGGACCCCATACGCCCTAAAAGCTGGCTAGTATCATGCTCATAAATTGCTTTAATTTTTGACGCATCCAAAGAGGAAAGGGAACGTGTAAACGCCCCCTTTCTAATGACTTCTTGGATATTTCCTATCATGGTTGGGCTGTCGAAAACGGCTGCATAACCTGAAAGGGTGCGCCCTTTAGATTCAATGCTAAAAGAGCGTTTTTCCATATCATGCACCTGTAGCCACTAAGAATGCTTTAGGGTGTCGGACTGCTACATCACAAGTCGCCATTGCTCGTACTTGCACACCGCCACGACTATAGGCTGGCTCTGCATAAGGGTTTACTAGAATGTCGATTTCTGACCATACACCAAGTAATACTTGGCTAAAGTCACCTAAAATCAATTTGTTTACTGGCATGTTTGCCGATACATTGAAAGGTAACTCGCCAACTTGACCACCAGAATATAGGAACTGTCCTGTTCCTGCTGATTTCTCAATTCCTGCCAATGTAGTCTTTGTGGTACTTGTTCCTAACCATTTCAGGTTTATGATGTTTTCATCTTCGATCTGTTGAATAAGAGCTAGGACTTCTTGCCAAGTTGTTGGGATTGCTCCAGTTAAAACACCAACTGTATTTAAAATACCTAATGGGTCTTTAACGCCTGTGCCTGCAATAATGGCTTTATCAATATTTTGCGCTACTAGATAACTTAAATCTTCACGGACAAGACTTTCAATGTCTGGGCTAGATTGTTGAATTAACTGGCGTGACATTTCAGTCTTACCGCCTGTGTGTTTTGGTTTTAAAGTGATTGCATCAAAACCCATTTCACTTTCTGGTACTGATTCACCCTCATTAATCCAACCTAATGATAAGCCTGAACCAAATTTAGGAATCACCACATCACCAGATAATCCAGTCAATGTACGAACACCCATAGAACGAACAATATTTGAAGAACGTAATGCGCCGATGTAATCCTGTGGACGTTGGATAGTCGTTACAAGGTCGCTTGCTGTTGTGGTGGTATTTGCTCGTGTTTCCAGTGCATCAAATGGGATAAATGCACCTTGTGCTTTACGCCCAGAACGCTTTTCTGCTTCTTGGTTATATTCAAGCTCTGCACCTGATAAACCTTGATTGTTCATTTGTGAGCGGATGATGTTTGCAACGGATACGGAACGCTTTAATTTTTCAAAGTCTTTATTGTGACCATCACCAATGTGGTCGGCTGGTGCTGATCGTTCAAGACTGCGTAAATATTCAGTACGGTCTATTTGTTTTTGAATGCTTCGTTCTTCATTTTTCAATGTTTCGAATTGTGCTGATTCTTCTGCCGTTAAATCTCGGTTTTCTGCCGTTGCCTTATCAGCAATGGTTTTCATTTGATTTACGGTGTTAGAACGTTTTTCAATTAATTCTGTTAAGGTCAT